GATAGTGGAGCATTGCGCTATGATACGGATTTTCCCCGTCGATTTTGGCCTGCTTTGGTTAGTGGGCTTGCTTATTTTCTTGGTATGCGTAGATATAATTTCCCACTTGACAAACTCCAGTGGTTGAAAAATCAATATGAGGAAGACTTGGCTAGGGCCATGGAGGAAGACAGGGAAAGAGCCAGTTTGCGGGTATTACCTAAGCTGGGAGTGTGGCGATGAAAAATATTGAAACTGAAGTTTCAAATTTTGCGGCTAGTCACTCTAATATGGGAAGCCCCAATGTCTAGTTTTGCAACTGGCAAATATGCTAAAGCTGTTTGTTGCAGGTGTTCTTTCGACTATCCATACAATGATATGATTGAGGAGCGGCCTGGAATTTGGGTTTGTTCTAATTGCAATGATGGAAAGTGGAATATTCAGCATCATCCATTGAATTTTCCACCCCCAATTAGCCCTGATCCGATGGCGTTAGAACATGCACGGACCAACATCTCTCTTGTTACCGTGGCTGAAACTTTAGCTTCTCTTGCTCCTTGGTACTAAAATGGCTGGATATGGAAATTACGTCTACGGAGGAGGGGCTTACGGTGGGGTTGTTGCGTGGTCCATTGAAGACCCCGCTGTTTCACGTACCTGGGTTTCCATTCTATCTTTACTTTTAGCTCTATTTCTCACAGGAAGCACCTAAATGCCAGTTTTGAATTATTCTCTTTTAGTTTCCACGGTCCAATCGTATTCAGAGAACACGGATAGTGAGTTTTCTGGGGAAATCAACAACTTTGTGGAACATGCAGAACTTCGTATGACCCGTGATCTTGACAGTTATGGCACCGTCAACTGGTCACAAACTACGTTGATTCCGGCCGACCCTTTTGTGACAAAACCCTCTACTGCTCTAGTGGTCAAATCACTTAACATTACGGATGGTGGTCGGCGTTACCAATTGCTTCTTCGCACAAATGAATGGGTTTATGCATATTGGCCTGATAGAGTTTCCACGGGTAGGCCAAAGTATTGGGCTAATTGGGGAAGGGCAAATGTTCTGATTGCCCCTGCCCCAGCCTCGGCAAATCTTGCCGAACTTGAATATGTTGCAAGGCCGGCTGTTCTTTCCACTGGGGCAACTACCAATTTCTTTACGGATTATTGCTGGAATGCCCTATTCTATGCTACAATGGTTGAGGCAATGATGTTCCAAAAAGACTATCAATCCGCCGCTCAGTGGGAAGCACGCTATCAGCAAGAGGTTAATATCCTTAACAATGAGAGTCGCCGTACCCGTCGTGACGATCAGCAAACTCCAGAAGCACCTGGGATTTCTGAGAACAATCTGAAAGAGGGGCAAAAGTAGATGCCGTCAACTTATACTTCGCGAATCCGCCTTGATATGCAAGGTACAGGCGATAATTCCAATACGTGGGGAACTGCCCTCAACACGGGTGTTATTTCCATCACGGATGATGCTATTGCCGGCTATGCCCAAATCAGCTTTGCTGCTGCAAACGTCACCTTGACAACCAACAATGCCGCAGGCGACCAAGCACGCATGGCGTTTCTGGAACCAATTGGTGCGTTGACGGCCAACGTCCAAATGATTATTCCCTCAGTGTCAAAAGGATATTGGATCAAGAATTCTACCACTGGCGCGTATGCTGTCTCCGTGGGCACTTTGGGGGCTACAGGCGTTAATATTCCACAAGGAGGCACCACGTATGTCATTTGCAACGGTTCTGCAACGGCCGCTGCGCCCGATGCCTTCCCAGGGGGGATTGCAACCCCATCAGCGGTTTCCGTGGGTGGTACGCTTACTGTCACAGGAGCAACCTGCCTCGCCGGCACCTCAAACCACGTTGGAGCCGCAACCTTCGGAGGAGCAGTCTCCACCAATTCCACCCTCCAAACCACAGGGGCAATAGGTGGGGCTGGCGCAGTCAGTGTTGGCACTACCTTGGATGTCACCGGGGCAACTTCTCTAAACTCCACGCTGGTAGGCGAAGGGGCTGTAACCTTCCTCGCAACCTTGTCCGTGGCTGGAGCAGCCGCTTTTGGTGGGGCTGTTTCCGTCAATGGCAATACCGTTCTTGAAGGCACATTGGATGTCACGGGGGCGGTGTCGCTGGACTCCACCATGGTTGTCGAAGGGGCTGCTACCTTCCTGGCAACTGCCTCTATTGCTTCTACCCTGACGGTTGGGGGTGCTACTTCTGTCAATGGGGTAATTCAGGCAGAGGGTGGTGTTCGTTTTGGCACTAATGTTACCGATGTTCTTGATACCTATGAGGAAGGTTCATGGACTCCTGTTTTTGCGGGCGGCACCAACGCCGGAAATTACACATTTAATGTGCAGGCAGGAAGATATATAAGAACCGGAGATGCTGTATGGATAGCTGGAGCATTGGGAATTGCAACTACAGGATCAATTGGAACAGGAAATCTAACTGTTACCGGCTTGCCATTTACAGCTACTAACGTTGGCAGCTTACGTAATGGAATAACACTGGCAGTTCTTAGCGGTGTTGATTTACGGGCAGGCTTTAGCTATCATTCACTTTATATTGATCCAAATGCAACCATTATAAACATGGCAGAGCATGGGGATAATGTTGGTGCTGCTGCTGTTACTATTGGAGCTTATACGAGTGTTGCTGGTCTTACATTCCAATTTAGTGGTAGTTATAGAACAGGTTAGGAGAAGAAAATGGCTTTAGTTGAAAGAGATGTTATCACCCGTCTGACCTTATTTCCAGTAGCTAGGAGTGTAGACATCACTGTTGATAAGCAAATTATTGATGATGTTACACAAGAAGTTAAAGGACATAATAAGTTTAGTCGTGCCTACAAAATTGGCATAGATGATAACCGTTTACGCACTCTTCTTGGCATCGATAAAGCAAATCTGATTATTGGAAATTTGTAATCCCGCTCAGGATAAACCCTTCGACAAGTTCAGGATAAAGGGACTATAATGTGGCTTCGACCCTTAGTAAACTTGTTGATGTCACATTCAGGCCAGGCTTAGACCGGAGCAGCACCCCTTACGCATCTGAAGGTACATGGTACGATAGTGGCCGTGTGCGTTGGCGCGACGGCTACCCAGAGGCGATGCGGGGTCGTCAGACCTTCGTGGTTTCTACCCATCGTGGCACCCCTCGAACAATCATGTCATGGTCTCAAAATGACGGCACCCCCAATATCGGAATGGGAACCGAGAGTAAACTTTACATCAACCAGGGGTCTCAATACTTCGACGTAACCCCCGTGAGAACTAGTGCCGCCTCAAGCCTTACTCTGAATACTGTTTCCGCCTCCAGAGAAATAAATGTTTGTATTGCTTCTCACGGCCTGACAACAGGAGATTATGTTATTTTCTCTTCGATGGCCGCAACCGTTGGAGGAAATGTTTTCTTGCAGGGGAATGAATACCAAGTAAGCGTTTCCACAGCTAATATTTTTCATTTTCAATATGCTACCTCGGCCACGGCAACCTCTGCCTCAACCGGCTCATTCAACATAAATTACTTGCTACCTTCTGGCACTTCCGTAAACACCCCAGGTATCGGTTACGGCTCTGGCACCTACAACACCGGCACCTACGGCACTCAAAGGACAGACCTTACAATATTCCTGAGAAGGTGGTCGCTTGATAATTGGGGTGAAGACCTTCTGGCAAACCCTTCTGGTGGGCGTATCTATTGGTGGGATCGCACAAATGGAACTGCTGTAAGATCGGTTCTTGTCACGGCTTCTCCCTCAATCAATGATGTTATTGTGGTTTCAGAAGAAGCACACCATGTCCTGTCATTCGGCTGCAACGATGAGGCCGGAGTTTACTATCCCATGTTGATGCGATGGTCCGATAGTGACAACTTCAATGATTGGGTCGCTTCGGTGGGGAATGCTGCCGGTAATTTGTTCTTAACAGGGGGAAATCGTGTCGTTGGTGCCTTGAGAACCAAGGGGGCAATTCTTTCCTGGACTGACACAGACCTTCATGCGTTGGATTATGTGGGGGGAAATTTTGTGTTCCGTAACCGGAAAATTGGGGATACTTGTGGTCTGGTAGGTATGCACGCCATGGTTAATGCGGATGATACCGTTTACTGGTTATCGCATAACAACTTCTATATGTATGACGGAAATGTGAAAATCCTTGAATGCCCCTTGCAACGAGATGTAAACTCGCTGTTGAATCGAGACCAGCTTGACAAGATTTGCGCCTTCACCAATAGCGAATTCGGTGAAATTGGCTGGCTTATTCCCACATCCTCCCCGGAAAACGATTTCGCCATCATCCACAACAGATACACCAAAGCATGGTGGTGGACCCCTCTCGCCTACTCCTTCCTACATGAATCCCACCTCTATGAGAATATAATTGGTGGCATTACCAGTACCAGCCAGTTGGCCTACCATGAACCTGTTAGTGTTTATTCAGATGACAATGCCCCATATGAGTCCTTTGTATCTTCCGCAGACTTCGACATGGGAGAGGGTGACGATTTGATGTTTGTTGACCGCTATATTCCCAATTTCATCTTCAATGGTAGTGGGCAGGTCAACATGACTTTCACTGCCATGAGATACCCCAATCTTACCGGCACTGTAAAAGGCCCTTACACTGTGGATGCTGGTACCACCAAGATAGATTTCAGGGCAAGGGGTCGCCACGCAACAATAAGACTTGCTTGTTCCACACTCAACTCCTATTGGCGTGGTGGTAAGCAACGAATCAACGTTCAACAGGATGGGCGTCGTTAAATGTCGTTGCTCTTCCCTAAACCCCCAAAGGCGGAAAATGATAGCCTTGGATCATGGGAGAAGTGGGCTACGGAAATCATCCGAGTTCTTGAATTTCAGCAAAGATTAACTCCAGCAATGCCCTGTAATTCCATAAATTACCAACTCACGGATGTTTCCGTAAACCGAAACTACAGCGTTTCCGCCGGCCAATTATCCGTATCCGTTGTTGCTAATGCCCTCGGAACCTTAATTCGAGATTTGCGACAGGGAGGTATTATTGGCTAATTACCCTTACTTCTGTTATACTAGAATAGGAAGAACAAGTTCTTCCTATTCTTACGGGAGACTCTTTATGGCCTTTAAGAAGGGGAGTAAATAGAAATTCCGTACCCAACCTATAATCCTTATGTTGGCGATC